GAGTTAAATGACTGACATAAGCAATATGGCGCGAGGCGGCTCGCGAACTCGACAAAACCAGATGTTTCCTGGGCAAAATCCTGTGGGACCTGCTCCGTCTGCACCAATTGCTCAATTTTCTGGCAGCATGACCCAATCGAACAGTATTAAGGCGCTTCGGACTGAATTGGGGCTCCTTGTTACCGACATGGGGAAGCTTGACAAGGCCATCCAAAGCATCAACGAGCACTTGGAACAAACAGCCAACAACTTTGGCAATCTCACTGGTAAGGGCGGGGGCAATGGGCCTGGTGGAAAAGGAAACAGTTCAGCCCCGATTAGTGCTGTTGCCTTTGGTGTAGGTGCCGAGTTTGCCGCACAGACAGCCGGGGGCATCAACTCATATCTCAGCGGCGTCAAGAGCCCAGGAGCAGCAACCAGAGTCACGGCGGCACAAGTAAGTACGTCATTTGGCGGAAACACTGGTGCCAGTGTTGTGTCGGCTGTCAATCAATATGCCAAGATCAGAAACCTGAGTTCTAGTGATTTGGTTCAAGCGCTTGGGACATTGACCGGTAATGCGCTGCTTCGCGTAAACCCCAACAGTAAGAGTCAAGGCAATCTTAAAAATGTCATGAACTCACTCACCGGGTTGAATCCTGTTCTTGGTGCCGGGGGTGCGGCAAGCTTTTTGAACACTCTTGCTTCTGGCCCTGCTTTGAACATGTTCAATCAGAAGCTTGGTGGTTCGCAGGGTGTTCTTGTTCAACCAGGACCCGGTGGGAAGGACACCATTAATACCCCACAACAGGTGTTCTCGCGTCTAATCAAGGCATTGACTGGTGGTCAGGTTTCGTCTCCTTCTCAAATGAAGAAGTGGGCGAGTACGCCGGGGCAAATGGCTATTATGCAACAGAACGCTTCCGCTATCGGAATTTCGCCTACTGACTTCATGTTGATTCAACAGGTCATGGCTAAGGGTGGCAACGTACAACAAGCGGTAAATCAAATGCAGAAGGTCGGTGCACCAGCGGCAACTGCTGCACAAACAGCATCCACGCAAGCGACGGCAACGGGACTCACTGTTTACGATCAAAGTCAGGCGGCACAAAAAACCCTGTCGAGCATTGATGCGGGGATTCAACGCCTCGTTCAGCTTATTTCTGGTAAGAGCAGTCTTTTGAGCGACATCGGTATTGGAGGAGCGGGCGCTGTCTCTAAAGGACTCTCGGGTGTTTCGCAGGTTGGCGGGCTTATGGCTATTGGCAAACTTCTTGGCGGTGGAGGGGCGGCTGCTGGTGAAGGTGCTGCAACAGCGGGGCTCCTTTCGCGACTCCTTAAAAGCTCGGCAGGAAAAGGGCTGGGGATCGGTGTTGCGGGGAATCTTGTGGGAGCTGGAATCAAAGGCAATGCGCCAAGTACGGGGGCTCGTGGTCGTGTCGGCGCAGCCGTAAGCGATGCTGCTACTGCGGCAATGCTTGGGATGATGCTTCCTATCCCCGGTGCCGACGCTGTTGTGGCCGGAGTTGGTGGATTGCTTGGTGGAGCGTTTGGTGCAATAACCGGAATGGGCGACCCCGGTTTGTCGCCGGATATGTCGCGAAAAGTTGCAGCCATGCGCGCCGTTAATCCGAGCATCAAAGTTAATTCTGGTCGTCGTTCAAAAGCACAACAGGCTCTTCTTTATGCGCTCAAAGGTGGGCGCGGTGTTGCCAAGCCTGGTCAGTCAAGACACGAACACGGGCTTGCTGCCGACATTGGTCCTCCATCGCAAATGGGTTGGTTGATGAAAAACGCCAATCGGTTTGGGCTCTATCATCCAGCGGCCGGTTCTGAGCCTTGGCATGTTGAGTCGATGGGTGATCCCATGACGCCGACTTCGTTTTCCCAAGACCTTCTTAAAAAATTGGGGATACATCCATCAAGTGTGGACGTTTCTAATCTTGCAAAATGGCAGGCTGGTGAAGGGCAGTGGGGGGCGAGTGGCGGGTTTAACGCTGCGAACATGTACGACCCGTTGAATACGAAACTTACAACCGGTGCCGGTACTGGTGGAGCTCCTATTGGCGGTGGCGCAACAGTTGCCTACAAAAACTGGAATCAAGGCATTGCGGCTACCGCACAGACAATGCAGCAATCAAATATGGCTCCTCTTGTTAAAGCTCTTAAAGCTAATGCGAGTCCTTCCAATTTCTATCGAGCCATTCTGGCCTCATCTTGGGGTGGTTCGGGCCGCACCTCGCTTTACGGAGGAAGTTTGCCGGGGAGTCCCGCTGTTGCTGTTCCAATGGGTCCAGGTAGTGCAATAAGTACGCCAACAGTTGGCGGGGGCGGTGGTCCTTCATCGTCGTCCTCGTCTTCGAGCGGCCCGAGCATCAATCGACTTCTTTCGCTTCTTGGTCATTCGGGTGGAACAGGTCTCAGCAACGACTTTTTGCAACAAGTAAGCAGTAATAGTTGGTTACACAGTCTTGCGGGTGGAGGAGGCGGCACTTCGTCTAATGCGCTTCTCGCCAAAGTTCGATCTTTGTCGAGTAATTCAGGCACGCAAGCAGAACTTCTTGCTGGCGCTCTTTTGGGGTCTGGTGAGTCCATCAATCCCTCGGCCCTTCGTTCCATGATGGGGGACCCCGCACCTGTTATCACGGCAATGCCTATGTCGGGGAGTGCGGGCAGTTGGTTCCACGGTGCGCGAGTCACGGTCAATCTTCAAATGGCTCCTGGGTCAGGCACAAGCATGGACGACGCTCGTCAATTCACAAAGAACGTGAAGACGGCGCTCGAAGAGATGGCCCAAGAAAAAATGATGGCGGGCAAGTAATGGCGATCTCGAAGCCAATCAAAAACGGGCTGACATCAACAACGCCAAATCTCGTTCCGGTTGGGCGAGATATCGTCAGCACGAGCAAGATCAACACTCAAACGCTCGACAGCTTGATGACGGCTGGCTATGGCGATACAGGTGACCTTTCAAAGAACCCAAGCCACACTTCGAACCCTCCGGCATACCCCGGCACCTATGGAGGAAACCCGAGCGCACAACCACAACGTCTCGGAGTAATCCGCAACGTTCCCGGTGTTCTTGGCAAGCAACAGATTGCTTTGTACTTCATCTTCAACCCGAACGAAATTGTTGTGCAGTTCGAGACGAGCCAAAGTCAAATTCCGTACAACTACATCTACGGAGTTGGACCAAACAATCCAGGGAGCCTCGGGAGCTACAGCGGCTCAAAGGCAATCCCGAACATCACGTCTGCCCAATCGGTTTCGTGGTCTCTGATATTTGATCGAACTTACGACATGTTGTACACGCCAAATGCAAATACGAACGCTGACGTAAACCGAGGGGTGCTTCGAGACACCGCAGCGCTTTACAACCTCATGGGTACATTTGAAGGCAACAGTGGAACGCCGTACTCCACACCTTGTCGCGTTATCTTTGGGCGCAACGGCGGCCCGAGTAACAACCTCTTCGGATTCACGGGGTTCATCAGTGGGGTCGAGATTACCTACGGCATCTTTCGCAACACGATGATTCCGTCTCGTGCCGAAGTCGATATAACCATGACCGCTGTCTACATCGCCGCCTCGACCCCTCCGGGTCCGGCTGATCCGAAGAGCACCAAGACCACGACAAAGGCCAAAGTCACTGGTGGACAAAACGGGAGCACCGGGGCGGCTGTTCAAGGGGGAGGTCCTGTGGGCGCTAATGGCCCTACCGGTCCATATGCTCCTGTCGGCGCTTCTCCTGGCGGTATTTGAAATGATCACGCAGGACTCTCGTTACCAACAAGGCACCATTACGCGGATGCCCGACATGGACGGCACATATCAGCTTGCTGTTCTTCGGACTGTTCCAGCGACATCGAGCGGCTTTGCTCTTTATGTGTGGCAGGCCGGGGATCGACCCGACATTGTTGCAGCCAACGAACTTGGCGACCCAACTCTCTGGTGGCAAATCTTTGATCTCAATCCAGAGATCATTGATCCATTGAACGTGTTGGCCGGGACTGTTCTCCGGCTTCCAAATACAGTCGTACCCGCAACGGGAGCAATCCTCCAATGAGTTCAGTTGCTCCGTTTACGTCATCGGTTCAGTTCTACGGCGACATCAAAGCGTTGACACTTGGACCAAACACACTTCGAATTGTGCAAGAAGAGTTCAAGCATGATTATGCCGTGATGGATTTTTGGGGTGGCGACATCTCTTCGGATGCCCTTAACTCCGGCATGCCAATGTTAATTACGTGGGGGCGTTCTGGCACACAGCGGTCTTTCTACGGGTATGTCAACCAACCAAAAGGTAATCGCAGTCGATTGAAAGGTGGTTCGTTGGTGGACCACAACTCGACGATTGTTTACTGCGTTGGCGCTTCGTGGCCGTTACAGCAGACAGATTCCAAATCATGGTCGAATGTCACTGCTCCCCAGGTTGCACAACAAATAGCGAAGCAGTTCAAGTTGGATTCACTTGTTGGACCAGACAAAACGCTTTGGCCGAATCTTCAAATGAGCGGTCGGAGTTACTTCGATTTTCTCTGCAATCTCGCCAAGCGAATTGGTTACGTGTTCTATGTGAACGGTGTGCAACTCACATTCGTTCCGCGGCAGACGAACCCAAAGCAGTTGAAGTCTGTTGCAGCTATTTACGACTACAACGCCGACCCTGGTGCTATCCCAAAGTTTTCTCCGACATTGGGAGCGAATTCCACATCGGGAGGTCAGCTTCGTAATCGAAAGATTGCGGGGGTCAATCTCAGAACCAGTCAGCCGATTTCGGCAACAGTGTCTGGTAATCCCGCTCCAACGATCTTGGGGCAGACTGCCGATACCGCTATCTTTGATCACACTGAACACGCTGTCGTGACATCACAAGCGGAGGCCACGAGCAAGCTCAATGGTTCGGCACTGTTGAATCAACTCTATGCATCAGCAAAAGCAACGCTTATTGGGAACCCGTTCATTGCTCAGGGCTCTATTGTCTTCATCAAGAACGTGAACGGGTCTCAAAACGGCTTGTGGTTTGTGCAACGTGCCGAGCATACGCTCGACCGAAACACTTATTCGATTGACGCCGATCTCGGTCGCGATAGCACAGGTGCGGCTCCGACAATTGCCTTCACCATTTCTACGGCAAATTTGCCGAAGGCGTCTCTTTCTAATGGTCTGTGGGTGGCATCGTGATTTCGCCAGAGATGACAATGACTGGTGAGCCAGAGTACGGGGGTATCTATCCAGGGTTTTGCCAGAACAACAAGGACCCCGAAGGGCTCTCACGAATCACGGCAACTTGCCCCCAAGTATTTGGCAACAACACGACGCTTACGGATTGGGCATGGCCTTGCTTTTCTCCTGGTTCGAAGGTCTCACCTCCCGTGCCTGGTGAAGGAGTCTGGTTGATGTTTCAAGGCGGCGACGTCGAACATCCTGTTTGGTTGGGGGTGTGGAAGTGAGTTTGATTACACAGCAGGCACCGTTTTCGGGGGCTGTTCCGGCGAACCTAAGCATCAACTACACCAACCAACTTCTCGTCTCGGGATTTACCGGACTGCTTCTTTTTGAGACCACGACTGCGTCGGCTGCTCTCACTGTTCTTTCTGATGGTGAGGTCTCTGCCGCTGATGCGCTGAGCCCAGGCACGTATATTGTCTCCGGCGTTGTTTATGACAGCGCCAACAATTCAGGGCCGTGGTCCTTCACACTGACCGTGAGTGGGCCAGCAACACCACAAACGTCAGTCACGCCGTTTACATCTCCGCTTTCGACTGGCACTGAAGTCCTCGTGCCATTTCAAATCGATCCAGCGACGGGCGCTGTAGCCGTCATCTCCGATTACGTCAGCGTCATCAATCAGCACATTGCGACGATCATCATGACTCGTGGCGAAGAGCGCGTCATGCAACCGACTTTTGGTGCGGGAGCGGAATCGGCAATCTTTCAAGATTTGGATGGGCCTGATCTTTCGTTATTGATCGACAACATTCAAAGTCAATTAGCAACCTGGCAGCCCGAGATCAATGTTCTCGGTGTGACGCCAGCCCTCGTCCCTGGTTCGCCAACGACGGTTTCCATTACCGTGACATATTCGATAGCGTCAATTAACACGGTCAACTCGGTCACTGTCACGACTGGCGGAACAATTACCCAAGTAAGCGGTGGTGGAGCATGACGTTCATTGAAAACACGCCCCCAGCGGCGACTCCCGTAATCGACTATTCAAGTCGCGATTATCTGTCGATCTACAACGACCTGCTCGAACGGCGAAGCATCTACATGCCCGAGTGGACATCGACATCAACTGCCGACTTCGGAATTGCACTCATCCAAATGTTCTCCTACGTCGGAGACATCATTGGGTATTACCTCGACCGTCTTGCGGGTGAGGCCTTTATTCAAACGGCAACACAGCCTGTTTCGATCCTCAATCTGGCAGCGATGCTCGATTATCAGCCGACGCTATCTGTCGGCGCTTCAGTGAACCTCTTGTTGACTGTGAGCCCGTTGCTCGCCTCGACGTACTTCCCCTACACCGTTCCGGCGGGCACGCAGTTCTCAACGATAGGGACAGCAGCACAGGCGGCAATCATCTTCGAGACGACGCAGGCTGTTACATTTCCCAATCCAAATGGTGCCGGAACGACGTTGGCTGTTGCACTCACGGCAAACAGCACCTACACAGCGATCACTGTTGCCGCTGGTGGAATTAGCGAAGCGCTCTTTGTCGGTGATTATGTTGAAATTCTCAACACGCTTGCTACTCCATCAACTCAGTTGTTGGAAGTAACTTCAAATGCCAGTGTCGGTGCGACGGCGATTTCGGTCGCTTCGTTTGTCGCTAATGCGAACTACGCAATTGGTTCGCAGGTTGAATACACCGATCAAGCTCTTGTTCCGGCGGTCCAAGGCATCACCAACTTCACCGAAGCGGTGGGGACGTCCAATGGTTCGTTGAACCAACAGTTCTCGTTGCTCTACAACCCCGTGAGTGCTGACAGTTTTTCGCAAGGCGGCATCGTCACTGTTCTCGGGGCTCCAACTCTTGCACCGACCATCGTGTATGTCGATCTCGGGCTCGGACCACAACCGTGGACTTACGTCACCAACTTGGCGAACTATGGGCCTAATGCTCAGGTGTACACGAGCTTCGTTGATGCAGACGGAACTTTCTACATTGTCTTTGGCGACAGTGTGAACGGATTTGTGCCGCCTCTTGCTAGTCCGATTACCTGCACTTATGTAGTGAGTGACGGCGTAACTGGCAATGTGGGTGCCAATACAATTGTGAGTCCGGTTACAGCGCTCACCGGCATTTCGTGCACGAACCCGTTGCCAGCTAATGGCGGCATGGATGCAGAGTCGTTGACTTCAATTCAATTAAACGCACCGGCTTCTCTGAAAGCGCTCAATCGCGCTGTGACTGTGCAGGATTTTTCTACACTCGCTATTCAGATTCCTGGTGTGCAATGGGCGTCAGCGGTAGAGGTGACCTATCAGTTGGTCAACCTTTTTGTTGCCCCATTTGGTGGCGGGGCTCCGACTTCGGTATTGACTAGCTCGGTTGCGAGCTTTATCGATCCGCTCGTAATGGCAAATACGACGGTGACGCTTTTGTCGCCGACCTATGTGCCAATCAACATTTCGGCAAATGTCAGCATTTACCCGAACTACGGCAACACGGCTGTGCAACAAGCGGTCGTGAACGCTTTGAACAGTTTGCTCGCTTTGTCCAATACCGGCTTCGGCTTCCGAGTCTCGTTGGGTGCCGTCTACAACACCATTCTGAGTGTGGCCGGTGTCAATTACGCCAACCTCACTGTCCTTAATCGGTCGATGCTTGCGTTGACGACATCTGTTCTCACTAGCGGGCAGAGCTATAGCTCGATTCCGGTCAGTGCGTTGCCGCAGGCGGTCGCCAGCGGCGACACAATCGTTCTGAGCAACGGTGTTAGCACGCAGACACTGACGGCGAGCGGTGCGGCCTTGGCAGGGGCTGCGTCTGTTCCTGTTACCCCGTTCCTTGCGAACGCCACTTATGCCATTGGCTCGACGATCCAAGACACCACGCAGTTTGGCGATTGCGTGTTGCTTGCAAATGAGATTCCCGAGGCTCCCAATTCCTACGGGATTATTGTTTCCGGCGGGGTGGTGGGATCATGAGCAATATGGCTAACGCCATTACGTCCACGCTCAATGTTCAACCGTCCAACTACAACGGGCTCGAAGTTAGTTGGACACTTCCGAGCGGTAATTGGACTCAGCTTTATTTGCTTCGATCCTCGTTTGGGACGCCACTCAGCATATTTTCAAATGACGGTGTCGTGTTGCTCGAACAGACGAGCAACTTCTCGACGTCGTTCGTTAACGAACCGCTCGAATCAGGATTCTTCTACTACTACAGCATCATCGTCTATAGCCCAACACTGGGCGAGTACGTGTTGGCCGGAGCCGCACAAGGGCTCGTGCTCACTGAGTTCGATCTCGGGAGCACATTTCAGGCCTGGATGCCGGATTGGTACAACGAGCAAGATCAAGCCTTCATCACAACGCAACAGCCCGAAGGTCCATTAGAGCGGTTTCTCAATCTGTTGGGGTATGAAGAGGATTGGATCAAATCGGAAATCCAGTCTTTCTTCACGGCAACGAACATCGATCTTGCATCTGGTTATCTAATCCCGTTCATCGGTGGGAACTTCGATATCGATTATGAGCCCGAGTTAGGCATGACGCGCTCGCGTGCGCTCGTAAAGAACGCCGTCTTCCTTTACAAGTTCAAGGGGACGACGGGTGGCATTGCTGCCGCAGCTTCTTCGTTTTCAGGGTTCGGGTGTGAAGTCACTGCTGGCAAGAACCTTGAAATCCAGCTCGACGATTATGCGTTTGATCGTTCGACTGGGCACTGGGTTCCAGGGAATTCGAGCACGACCATTTCCAGGGAGGGCGCTGCAACTGCCGGGGTTTCTCCGGCGTACACCAGCTATGACCCGGCGACAACGAATGCAGGTTCGCCGTGGGTGAGTGGTCAGTTGTATTTGGCTGGCACCTACGTCACTGCTGTGGTTGGTGGCGTGACGTGTGTCTATTTCTCTATTCATACAGTCCAGAGCACGACATCGCCGCCTAATGATCGAACAAACTGGATTCCGGTCAACTATCTGCCGGTCAACAATTTCAACGTTGGGGTTATGTCGGGTAATGCCGCCACACCGCAGCCAATTTGGTTGACGACGTGTACCGAGGCCACAGCAACAACGCTCGGCATACCGGTGGCGCAGACAGCTACGCCGCCGATGTACGTCTTCAGTTATTACGTGCAACCACAGCAACAGACAACGCCGACTCTTCGTTCGTTTCTTGCACAGATCGATTGGTACAACATTTTCGGAGCGTTCATTAGCTCAACGGTTGGTTCTGCTGTTGCTGAAGTAGCAGACACATGGGTTCGCCCCTATGTCGTCGGTACGCCTCCGGCCGGTGCCTATTACTTTGGGCGCACCGTCAAATCTGTTCAGAGCATCACAGGCGACAATCATTTGTTCTGTGGCGCACAGAGCGAGATCAATACTCAGGCAACGCCGGGTCCTTCGTCGCTCGAACCACCAAGGGCCATCAAGCTCAATCTCTTCCCGTCGCGTCAGAACCTAATTCCAAATCCGGTCGGGCGAGCTGCTGCAAATTCTGGTGTATTTGGTTGGTCAACATCAAACGGGGCGTTCGCTGCTTCGGCCTTCATGGCGACACCGCCAGCAATTACATGGCCCGCCAATACCTCCTCTGGTTTCGTCATTACGACGTTCATTGGTGGAACGCAGGTTCCTGGTCCGGCGATGTTTGGTGCGATCATCCCAGGCATCAGCGGGCTCGGCTTCAGCATGCTCGGCGGCAATCTCTCGACAGGACCGGGGAATGTAATCAGCAGTCTGTTGATTTCCGTCAACGCCGGAGACCCGTATTCGCTGTCGGTTTATTTCATGGCCGCAACGGTCTCTCGCGAAATCCAACTCTCGATCACTTATTACAACGCAGCGGGACAGCTTCTCGCTCTTCCGGCATTTGCTGCATCGTTGTCGAGCGAACTTCTTTCGGGACAGACCTATAACGCTCTTCCGTTGAATTCTCTGCCGTTTGCGGTGAGTGCTGGGGAGCCAATCATTATCAACTTCGGAACAAGCTCTCAACAGCTTGTGCACGCTTCAGCGGCACTTCCGGCCACTGGGAGCCCCGTTGCATTGCCTGTCTTCCCGTTCGTTGCTGCGGGCACCTATCCCGCCTCTACGCCGGTCTCGTTTTCATATATCACCTTCACTGATGCCGTTGGCGTGTGGACGCGGGGCGATTTGATTAACGCCCTGATTCCGATTGGAGCTACGCAGGCTTTCTTGCAGTTCACAATCGTCAACCCAGCGACCGATGAGGTGCATTACCTCGGGGCTCCGCTGTTTGAGCCCGTCGCTTATTTGGGAACGTACTTTGATGCAAACTTCTTGCCCTCGACAGACTTCTTTTGGGAGGGCATTGCGAACGAGTCGATTTCGGATTACTATCCGAGCCTGCAATCGAAGCTCTCACGGCTCATCTCCGTAATGCCCGAATTCACTCCTATCGGGAGCACCTTCAGTCTGGTTACGATGCAGCGTGCCTTTACTAATGTGAATGAGATCGGTTAGATTTTGCTGCATGCAGAAAAGGTTCACGGTCAAACAAGAACAAGCCATCATCCGTCAATACGAGCGCGGTGATTCGACCTACAAAATTGCGGAACGGTTCGGTGTGGCAAATAGCACAACGATCATCAATGTTTTGAAGAGAGCGGGCATTCCTCGGCGACCCCGTTCGTTTTACTTTCCTCACAGCCCTTGGGTGACCACAGATGGGTACATTTGGGTGTGGGCCGAAGGTCCGTTAGCCGAGAGCATGTGTAATCACCGTGGGATGGTTTTGGAGCACAGGCTCGTAATGGCACAAAGTTTGGGTCGCCCTTTGCGAAGGGATGAAACTGTTCACCATATAAACGGTGACCGTCAAGACAACCGTCTTGAAAATTTGCAGCTTCGTCAGGGTAATCATGGGAGTGGTGCTGTATTTCGTTGTTTGGATTGTGGCTCCTACAATGTGCGCCCGAGGAAGCTTCGAAAGAAGAAAGCATTTGCCAACGTCTCTGAAATTGGATAGAAAGGTAATCAAATGAAGAACATCAACTGGCCTGTTATCGGATCGGTCGCAGCGTTCCTTGCCGGGGTTGTCGGTTCGATCTTGACCCCCGTCCTTGGGCCGACTCCGGCCACCGTGACGTCTGACATCTTGCAAGCGCTCTCGGGTGTTGCAGCGATCATTGGTGGCGGCGCAGCTACTTACGTGGCGGCTTCTGCGGCCAAGCAGAGAGCACTTTTTAAGGCCCAGCGCGAGCACGACTCGCTAGTGGCACTGTCAGGGAAGGGTCTGAACGGTTGACACTTTTGCTGTGCGCCCTCGGCGGATTTTTGGTGCCGGAGGTTGCGAAAGTAATTTTCATTTTTGATCCAAAGCGACCCTCTTCTGGCTACATCAAAATGGTGTTGGCCTTGGGAGGGTCGTTTGCGATTTCGGTTCTAATGAGCCACGGCACACGGGGCATCGTTTACGGGATTTCAGGAGCGGGGCTCGCCATCGTTATTCATCGTCTAGCTCGGCTTTTGATGCGTCTCGGCGATTTGGTTCGCCAACGTTTCGAGACCGGCAGATGATCGGCATTACCAATTGACAGTTCCTGGTGTTTTGATTAGGGTGCTGGCCGAACATCTAATGCAGGGTCTTTTATGCAGGGATTCGGCCAATGGTGTTCTGGCGGCGGGTAGCCCTTGTTGAGGGGGCTGGGGAGTGAGTAATCGCTTCCCAGCCTTTCTCTCTCGATTTTTGAAGAAGAGGATTATGAGCGAATCGACTGAAAGCGTCCTAGTCCTCGGATTCGTAGGAGATCAGGAAGTTCCTGGGGGACGCGCAAATGCGGATGCACTTCTTACCGAGCTAATCGCCGCAAACCGTAAGCGCAACAAAGGCGAATTGGTCCGCTTTGTAATCTCGGTCGAACCATTCACCGAGTCACTCCAAGAGATCGCCGATTACTGCATCGAATCAAAATACGAACTATGCCTCGTTGGTCACGAAAAAGCCATCGCTTCGAAGCGCATCGAGTTCTACACTTCGCGGGCCAAAGATGTGGTCCCATTAGGTCCAACGGTTTACACACCGGTTGGAGTCGTCAACCTTCTTTCGTTGCAGCCCAATGCGAGATTGATTCTGCTTTCGCAGGTCATCGACGATAGCTATGACGAATTGACGTCGCTCGCTTTTCAGGCGGCGATTGAACGCAACATCCCAGTCCGCGACATGCTCAAAGGATTGGATTCTGTCCGTTACACAGATGAGGAGGAACCAGACCAGATGGCTCGGCGACACGAAGATGATGACGACGATTTCGACCCTGACGCTGATTACGACGACGATGGGGAAGGCGATGATGACGGGGACGACGGCATCGGTGAATCTGACGACGATGACGACGACCAAGGGTCCGACGACTCTGAAGAGGGCGGTGACGACACCGACTGGGACGATTCTGACGAAGAGACCGGCGATGACGACGACACTTCTGATGGAGACGACGATGGCGAAGACGACGACGATGAACCAGAAGAGCCCCCAGCTCGATCCTCGTCACGAAGCTCGACCCGAAAGCCGCCTGTTCGAACTCCGGCGAAAAAGGCCGTAGCGAAGCCCACACCACCGGCACGCAAGCCGTCTCGGCCCGCAGCGGCACCGGCAGCAACGAAATCAGATGCGAAGCGGAAGCCAGTCCCAGGCAGCACCGGCACCAAATGGACTGAGCAACGATTAGCAGCCATTGCGGCCCGAGACATGGGGCGTTTTTGGGAGGTTGCAGGAGAGTTTGGTGTTGTGCGCGGTAAAGGAATGAAAGTTCCGGTTGTCATTAAGCGAGTTCTCGCTGCGCAAGATGGCGGCGTGACTCCTAAAGCAGCACCGGCAGCAAAGACGGCGGCTCCTGCGAAGAAGGCAGCTCCACAACGCACTGCTTCGAAACCGGCGCACGTTCCCGATCCAAAGCCGCGACCACAGCGGCCGAAGGAAACACCGAACGAGCCCATTAACGAAGGTGTTGATGTTGACACCATTGTGAAGAACCTCATTCGAGAGATCGGCGAAGCTCTAATCGCCCGAGCAGAACAACTTTGATTTGAATCCGGTGAGGGGTGCGGCATAGGCCTCTCACCGGATATCAAATTTTTGGCTTGACGTTTCGAGAACGATGGTTGTACGTTCTCTTTTTGCACATATCGGTGCCCGCCGATTGCGCTCCGTTTTTTGAGGAGAGTAACAAAATGAATCCCTGCGAAGCCGCGTCTTCGGACGCTTTAGTCCCTCACGTCTCGTGATTGATCGAGTGCTGGTGAGCACGAACATACCGAGGCTTTTCAAGCAAACATTGTTTCGGGACTACGACACAAAACGCAGACCCGGTACAGCGAGCGTGCTTCGAGAACTCGATAAGTGGAACCCAACAGACAGCCATCCGTTTGCTTTGTTGCAAGGTCCACCCAATGTCGGAAAGACAATGCTCGCCTCTGCTCTTGAAAACGAATATCACAGTGGGTATGCAGTACCCGAGAACGTGGATGCTGAAACCGCAACCGTTCTTCGACAGAAGAAGTGCCCGCTTTATTTCATTCAACTTGCAGAATTGATTGACCTTCACCTCCGAGCCTTTCGTCTCCAAGGTCTCGTCGAGAAGGGGCTTCAAGAGCCCGACGAGTTTTTGGAGATAGACAAGCTTTTACAAGATTTGAAAAACCGTGTAAAAGTCCTTGTGATCGATGATGTCGGAAAGGAACACCGCACATCCTCCGGCTTTGCCGAGGATGCTTTTGATCTATTGGTTCGCACTCGTCACAACGCAGGACTAACCACTGTCTTTACGACAAATCTTCCAATCAAGAAGTGGTCGTATCAGTACTCCGACAGCATGCAGTCTTTGATCGAGCGCTCTTCGGTAGTTCTTAGCTTCTAGTGGAGCGCGGCCAGTTCGCCGTCGAGACGCTGCCTTGTTGGTTGTTCGTTTTCGATGGGTTGATTGCTCATTGTGACCGCCCGAAAGCGGAGCGCCTAGCGGTTCGGGCTCGTCGTTGGACAACGGCGTTTTCGATGTGGGCCGTGAACTACAAAGTCTGCGACTACATGAACCTCGTCATGTCGAGGGGAATGCAAGTTGAAGTGCTTACGTGGCACGAACCTGAATTTGCAGAACTTGTGCACGACCGTCTTTGGTCGATGGGGGTGCGTGTGCGAGAGACGCGAAGCTCTGACTATGCATGGGAGTCGCCACACATCGCCGTCGATTCTTTGGTGCAGGTTGTTTTCGATCCCGACCCGAGTCATCGCTTTGGATACGGGTGGAAAGCCCGTGAGCTGTAATGGATGTCGGGCGCGCACTACTTACACAGATCATTGACGAAGACGATCTCAATTCGGTCCTTAATGTCGGGGTCAGAGCTGACTGGTTCGAAGACAAAGACCAGCGGAAGATTTACCTCTGGATCAAGGAGTATTTCGACCGGTATGGAGAAACACCAACCGATGAAGTATTGAGTCACCAGTTCCCGACTTTTCGTCTGTCGAGCAATCCGCCGCCTTACGACTACTGCGTGGACCGGTTTGTAGAACAGCGCACTCGCGTGATCCTGATGGACGCAATCATCGAGGCCAATCAAGCTCTTGATCTCGACAACCAGAAGGACGCACAATCGGCATTTTCGAAAGCGCTGCTGCGAGTAGGAACTGAGGTAACGCCCATTGACGACTCGAACGCCATCAAGACGTTGCGAGATCGCTTCGAGTTCTATCGAGAGCACTGCAAGAACGCAGGAAAGCTTCGTGGGGTTACGACTGGGTTCTCGACGCTCGACACCATTACCGGCGGTTTTCAACCCGAGCAGTTCATTCTCTTTGGTGGGTTTGCGAAGCAGTGCAAGTCGTGGGTTCTCATGACGTCGGCCTTTCGGGCGCATGGGCAAGGAAAGACGGCGCTCTTCGTTACCTTTGAGATGTCTGTGTTTGAACAGCTCTGTCGGTTTGACGCTCTTGCTGCTGGGATTAACGCCAACAGTCTTTTGTACGGGCGAATGAAGAACGACGATTGGCGCAAGCTCAAAAAAGGAATGAGCCTTGTTCGAGGCCTTCGTCCGTTCATCATTACTGCTGATCTGTCTCGAACAATGACGCTTTCTGGTCTCGCTGGCAAAATCGAGCAACACCAGCCCGACATTGTTTACGTCGATGGTTGTTATCTCATGGACAACGAAGTTGGTGCAGAGCCTTTCTCGACACAGGCTTATACCTCGATCTCTCGTGGCCTGAAGCGTCTCGCCCAACGTAAGAAGATTCCCATCGTCTGCACTACACAAGCACTCACTGGAAAAGCGAGAGATGGTCGCGTCACTATGCACTCTCTCGGGTGGACGAGTGCGTGGTCACAAGATGCCGATCTCATTATGGGGGTCGAGAAGCCAGAGAAGACACGGATCATTGATCTGCGTGTCGTTGGGGCTCGAAATGTCGCACCACGAGACATCAGTGTTTCGTGCAATTTTGAAGAGAGCATTTTTGAAGAATGTGATACCGACGAGGAGGATGATGACGATGATTAGTGGACTCGATCCCAAGAAGTACACCGTACTGAAAGGTGAAGAGCGGTTGGATGACGAGAGTGTTTTCGTTATTCGAAGCGGCGACATTTTGGCTGTTCCTGCTCTGTCGGCATACCGTCAGACAATTTTGCAATTACTCGATCTTGACGACGTGCAGAAACAACTCACCGAGAACCAACGAGACCATTTGATCAATCTCGCAGAAGGTGTTGACAATCGTATTGACAAATGGTCAGCCGTGGTCATTAAGAAGATTCCCGACTGATGGACGATGTCGAGCAGATTCTCGACCAGCTCAACATTGTCGTTCGTTCAAAAGGTCGAGAACTGTCTGCGGAATGCCCATTCCACACTGATAGCCATCCATCATTTTCCATCAATGCGAACTCGGGGCTTTGGATTTGCTATCAGTGTGGGCGTGCGGGCACGCTCGAAATGCTCATACAGGAGATCACCGGGGAAACGGCTACCGGTGCCTCCTTGTTACGCGAGGTCCGACGTCGTCCAAAGAAGGCCAAGGAGGAGCTAGAAGCTCCACAAGAGATTGACATCAACATTGTGCGAGCGATCTATGCCAGCTTGAAGACACCGCCATCGTGGGCTTGCGAGGAGCGTTCCTTCGGTCGAGCTGAGGCAAAGGAGTACAGCATCAAATGGGATCATGGATGGGTGTTGCCTATTTGGGACCCTGAAGGTGTTCACGGTGACGTCTTTGATTTGTGGGGATGGCAGTACAAGCAGATCGACTTCCATTCGAACTTTCCAAAGACTGTCAAGAAGTCAATGACCCTTTTTGGCCTTCGAGAGTTCCTTTGGCACGGCGACGGCAATTCGCTCATATTGGTCGAGTCCCCGCTCGATGTTGTTCGACTGGCAACGGTCGGTTTGTGGGCTGTGGCGAGCTTTGGAGCCATTGTCTCGAAGCGGCAAATGGAGCTGCTGATTGATGCGACAGACCGAGTTGTGTTGGCGCTCGATAATGATGATGCTGGGAGGGAGGCGACGAAGCGCATCTATCGCCCGCTCATCGGTCGAGTACATCGAGTCCATGTGGTTACGGAGCGGTTTCCAGACAAGTGCAAGGACCCCGGTGAAATGTCAGACAAGCAAATCGAGAAGGTATTTGGGTGACGTTCAAAGGCGAGCTGTACGAGTTCCAAGCTAAGTGTGTCGAGAAAATGCTCAAACGACGTCGCGTCTTGGTAGCCCATCGCATGGGGCTCGGGAAGACCGTCACCGCTATTGCAGCCGTCGAGTCGTTGATTGATGACGGGCTCGTCCGTTCGGTGCTTGTGATTTGTACTGCATCGATTCAATGGCAGTGGAAGCGAAGAATCGACGAGTTCACTGATGGAGCCCTCACGCTCATAATCGAGGGTCCGCAGCCGGATCGTGTAGCCCAGTATCGCAAGGTGAAGCGTGGAGACGTCGAATACGTCATCATGAGCTACAACCAAGTGGTGTCAGACTGGGACATAGTCAAACTGCTGCACTGGGACGCCATCGTTTGCGACGAGGTGGCTGCAATCAAGAACACTGGCGCAGATCGCTCTCGACACATCAAGCGGTTGAAGGCTCGTTATCGATTTGGTTTGACGGGGCAGCCGATTGAGAATCGACCTGAAGATGCTTTCTCGATCATGGAATGGATTGATCGACCGTTTCTCGGTGACGCCGGAGAGTTCGACATGCGTTACATCGTCCGGCGAGATAACGGAACGGTTCGCTTCTACAAGAGGCTCAACGAGTTTCGAAAGAAGATTCAGGACGTTATGGATCGACGCACACGCAAAGACGTCGCCGATCAAATGCCAGCTCTCGTGGAGACTGCTGAGTACGTCTACTTCGATGCACCGGGACGAAAGCTATATCGCAAGATTTCACGGGAGTTGGTAGACGTCATTGTTTCCACTCCTCGATATTCGACGTTTGATTTGCAAGCGCATTACGCCGGGGTCAACGATGGGACAGCACAAGGCGACATCATGGCGCGAATGTTGGCATTACGAATGTTGTGTGACCATCCAGAGCTAATCCGAATCTCGGCACGCCTCTACAACAAGACTGGCGGTAAGCACGGTTCCGCATATGCGGTTGAACTCATGGATCAAAAACTCGTTGATCCGGTAAAGGCAAGCCCGAAGCTACATGCGACGCTGGAACTAATCGACCGCACACTCGAAGAGGATGATGAGAACAAAGTCGTTCTCTTCAGTTTCTTCAAACCGATGCTTGCAATTATCGCCAAGGAACTGAAGTGGGGTTACGAAATGTTTACCGGTGATCTTTCGGCACGAGATCGCGATGCAGCTATTGAACACTTTGGCAGTGATCCAAACTGTCGAGTGTTTTTGTCGTCCGATGCGGGTGGTGTCGGTGTTGACCTTCCAATGGCGAACTACTTGATCTCTTACGATCTTCCGTGGAGTGCCGGAGCGTTCGAGCAACGCAAGGGGCGCATCGACCGCATTAGCTCAAAGTTTCCTGAGGTCACGATGATTTCAATGCTCATGCATAATTCTATAGAAGAGCGCATGCTCGAAATGCTCAACCAGAAGAGCGCCATTGCCGCCGCTTTCCTTGATGGGGAGGGGTTGGATCGAGGCACTTTCAAGCTCACCCTCGGGACTCTCGCTGATTTTCTTCAGGAAAGACATTAGAAGTGAAACGGTGTAGCAAATGCAAAACCGACAAACAGCTTGATGCTTTCGGTCCTGAATGGCCTCACCCCGAATCGGCATCTATTGACCACGTCATCCCCCTCAGTTGTGGGGGAGGGGACGTGTTTGACAATGTGCAATCTGCTCACCTTCGGTGCAATCTTCGCAAGGGGAGTCGAGCCGTGCAAGAACGTCACTGATCAAAAGTCCTGGTAGATGCGCTCTTGCACGACCAGCCTGTAGCTGTTATGTTCTTTTTCCATTCGGGTGATACACCCCCTGCGTACTGTGGCCGCACGAACCTAAAGAGGAGGCAGCAATGTCAACAGCAACGGAAGTAACAAGGCGGTCAAGCACGCGTCCACGACGCCCTGATTTCATCAAGCTGTTCAAGCAGTGGCTTGGTGTGAAGGACATTGTTGGGCAGACATCTGATCGACAGGACACTCTTCGCAAGCGGATTCTCACTGGCGTTGAAGAGTTCGGGGAAGAGGATGACAACGGCAACCACTGGATTTATCTTCCAGAGCCGATTTCATTCACCGACTGGAACGGGAAGACGTTTCGTTATGCAGCGTTGAAGCGAGAACGTCACCTCACACCAGCAAATCCTGTCCCGGTCGATGACAAAGCTGAAGTGCTTCTTCGCAAGAAGGGTCTGTGGCTAACCGCAGCGCAGGAAAAGGTTCTTACGGACATTCAAACGGCGAACCCGTTTGTGAACATCAGCATTGAGCTGAATCGAGATGAGTTCACGCGAGGGCTCTTCTTGAAGCGATATACGGATGCTGAGTACGAGCGCACATTGTGCGAGCAGAAGCCGTCATTTCAATTTCGACCGAGTGAGTCATAAGGAGGTTCACAAGGACAAAAGATTCGCACTGGCTGGTGCGTAGCTCTGAGTTACTTCTCACTATTGCAGACAAATACTCGGGGTAATTGGTTCTCAGCCAGGTTTCGCAGCGGTAGATGCGAAGGCAATGGGTTACTTCTTTTGGTGAAAACACCCGACGCCGTTTTGGTTCACTGCCGCGATATTTAAGTGGGCGATGCGAAGATTTGGGTTACTTCCATGTTAAGGACGGAGTCGCTGGTTCGAATCCAGTCATCGGGGCTTGCCTCGATGTAGCTCAGTGGTAGAGCACGTACATTTCCCGAGTCGTTTGGTTCACGTCCACGCTTTGTAGTTGCAGATGTGATGTTTACCGGTTACTTCTTTGGATTAGAGAGAGGTCTTCGGGCCTTGGTGGTTCAAACCCACCTCACCGGTTGCGAACGGTTCACTGCAACGCTTTTTGAGTGCCAGAAGTGAAGAGAGCGAGTTACTTCTATGAGTATTGGTTCGAATCCAAGCGTCCTGAAAGGGGCGACGCCCTAACGGCTTGGGCAAACTCGTTTTCGTTTGGTTCTCTGGCACTGCCAATTTCAATCAAATTCAATTCAACTGAGGAAAGGAACGAAATGCCAAAGTTCTCGCAGCATCCAAAGCCTGCGGTGCACCACCCGATTCAAACGTCGGGTGAAGACGTTATTAACTGGGAGGGAGCGAGCGCCTATGGCCTCGATCCCAAGTCCGATCTGTTCTTGCTCGCTTGCACAAACATGGTCGGAGAAGAGACTTTCTATGAGAGCGCTTCTGATCGAGACAACCGGTTCGAAAAACTCATTCACCGAAACGTGCACGAAGACCCCGAGTGGGTTGCACGGTTCGCACCATTTCTCCGCGGCCCAATGGGCATGCGCTCCGCTTCGGCGGTTCTTGCGTGTGAGTACATCAAGGCCGGTGGTCCTGAGGGCCGTAAAGTCGTTGACTCAGTCTGCCAGCGTGCAGACGAGCCCGCCGAGATCATCGGGTACTGGCATTCCCGCCACGGTCGCAAGTTGCCACAGCCGATCAAGCGTGGCGTTGCTGACGCTGCCAAGCGTCTGTACAACGAGCGCAACGTTCTTCGGTACGACGGCGAGCGTCGAGGAATTCGCTTCGCTGACGTAATCGAGCTGACTCACCCCAAGCCGCGAGAGGATTGGCAGGCTCGCCTATTCAAGTACCTGCTCGACAATCGTCACCACGACGATGCGAACATTGAAGGCCTTGGCCTCATTGCCGGTGACCGGCTTTGGCTCGACATGCCAGAAGACATGCGTCGAGTCAACCTTCGAGAGAACGGAATTCCTGATGGTTGGTCGTGGGAGCGTCTTGCCGGTTGGCTCCCCGGCGGCATGGATGCTGAAGGGTGGGAGGCTGTTATCCCGAACATGGGTGTAATGGCGCTCATCCGAAACCTTCGGAACTTTGATCAGAAGAACATCTCGGATGCGGCTATCGACAAGGTGATTGCGAAGATCACCGACAAGACCGAGGTCGAGAAGTCTCGTATTTGGCCGCATCAAGTGTGGGCGGCTTATCGCGAGGCTCCATCAGACAACTGGAAGCGAGCGCTTGGGACAACCCTGACGCTGGCAACACAGAACACGCCGGAGCTTCCTGGTTCGACGTTGATCCTGATCGACATGTCAGGCTCAATGCAACAGGGCATCTCCAATCGTGGAACCGTTCAGCGAATCGAGATCGCTGCTGTAATGGCGACTGCAATGGCAAAGAAGAACAACGCCGACATTGTTGTCTTCGGTCAGAGTCATGCTCGATTTGATTTGCCATCGGGCGCATCAACGCTCAATTGGGTGCAGGAGATTGTTCGCAACATTGGTTGTGTCGGTCATTCCACGTATCTTCACTCGGCGATTCGTGCAACATGGCATCCGCATTACAGCCGGGTTGTCGTGTTCACCGATGACCAGGCTCAGGATGCTCGTCAGGTGCCGCTCAACGATGTTTCGCCGATCTACACCTTCGACCTTGCCGGTTACGGCCGAGCATCGTTGACAGCGGGTGAGCGGGGACGGTTCCGTTTCGGCGGATTCTCCGACAAGCTCCTGACGGCCATTCCAGTGCTCGAATCGGGCAATGACGGAACCTGGCCGTTCTAAGGTCTTCGACGGAGCGACGTTCGACTATGAACTCGATAAAGGAATCAATCCTGAACTGTCGCAATTGTGCATTACACAAAGTCGGCAGTGGTCCAATTCCATACACGGGACGCCCGTGTGACGTAATGATTCTCGGGGAAGCTCCTGGGATTGAAGAAGACGAACGAGGCAAGCCGTTTATTGGGCTCGCTGGGAAACTTCTTTGGGAAGAACTTCGCAGTGTTGGCATCGAGCGACGAGATTGCTTTGTAGCAAATGCTGTCTCGTGCTGGCCGGATCGAACTCCGACCGATGCAGAAATGTATGCGTGTCGTGGCAACCTCTACCGACAGATCAAGCGCTGCAACCCGTTCATCATCTTGGCCTTGGGGAACATTCCGAACAGCTCTCTCGGCAAGAAAGAGGGTATTGGCGAGATTAGGGGCGAGTGGTACGTTCTTCCCTGGTTTAAGTCAAACACGGACGAAGACATTTGGGTGTTCCCAACATGGCACCCCGCTTACCTCCTTCGCCGTCGTCTTGCATTGCCTGAATGGAGAAACGATTTGCGTGAGTTTGCGAGAGCGCTGAATGCCTAGACGCGAGCGCTGGGATAGCGAACCACATTTCATGTATTACCAAGGGCAGACAATCGAGGTCTTTACTCGTGCGGCTCTTGCAAAAGCGCTCAATCGCTCTGTTGTAACTATTCGAAAAATGGAGACGGATGGAGTACTGTGCCATCCCCGATTGAAGAAGCTTACGAATAACAACAAGGTTTGTCTTTGGCTTTACACGAGAGATCAGATTCGTGATCTTGTAGAGCTTGCACGACGTGAGGGAGTTTTGGAACTCCAAAACGGGAAGCGATATCCAGATCGTTTCTGTAAGGAAGCACAAGCAATACTTCGGCGAAGGCCGAAGCTCATTTGAAAAAGGAGAATCCCTGCCATGCCTGAAGTTCGTCGCCGTACCCGCACATCCTCAACACGATCTACCGGTCGTGTCACTCGTCCTCGTGATCGAGATGTCGATCCTGAAGACGACGATGACGATGTCGATGCAACTGATGAACCGGCTCGTCGCCCAGCATCTCGAACAACCTCGCGTCCAAAGACGCGTCGTGAGGAGCCAGAAGACGACGAAGAACCAGACGATGACGACGACGCCGATGAGGGCGACGACGATGACGAGGAGCCTGAAGAGAAGCCTCGTGCTCGTACATCAAGTCGCTCGGGTTCGAAGTCTCGAACGACTGCACGCCGACCAAAGCCAGAACCTGAAGACGACGATGACGACGCTGACGCTGACGACGATGAGCCAGCGTCACGCCGAACGTCTCGTTCGTCATCTTCTCGTTCGTCTTCGAGCAAAGAGAAGGTTGCGAGCGGTGTTCGTAGCGGGTGGGAAGGTGCCGAGGCTGTTCGAAAGCAGGGCGGCAGCGGTCCTAATCGGTTGAGCATTACCGGTGAGCCCGAGTTGATCAAGTTCTTGGAGGCAGCGCCTTTTGCGAACTTCAAGCAACACTGGGTTCCGCAAGGAAAGCGGCAGCCAGATCGTCCTTACACTTGTCCAGGTACGGGTTGCCCTCTCTGCAAGATCGGTGATGTTGGAAGCAAGGCGTTCTGTTTCAACGTCTTGCACCTTTCAACCGGCGGTGATCCTGAGCCCAAGATGCTCCAAGTTGCCGTGAAGGCATTTGAGGCGTTGAAGGAAGCAGCGACGCCGCGAGACGCAGACCGTCCGAAGATTCGAGTCGGTTATTGGGCCGTCACTCGTTCCGGTAAGGGACAGCGTTCACAGACGAACTTTCGTCCGGTGAAGGAACGAGACCTCGAAGAGGATTGGTCAGAAATCTTCGAGCACTTCAACTTCGACGAGTTGCCGGACATCATCGAAGAAGCCAAGACGCAGCTTCTGAAGCCCGACTTCGTTCGGCCATCGACAATCGCACAACTTCAAAAGGTTGCACGATTGTTGTCCGAAGAGGGCGGCGACGATGATGACGACGACGCGGATGACGACGATTGATCGTTCGTGCCGAGTACTGGAAGTCCAACGCTGAGGTAATAGTGGCGGCAAATCAGCTCGGTTACATTACGGACGACGATTTTGTCCTTGATGCAACTTTTGGGATCGGCGTTTGGTGGAAGGTTTACCGACCACCAGCGCTGATCACCAATTCTCTTCTCGAAACCATCGAGAGCGACTTTCATTACGACTTCAGGAAGTTCCCCGATCATTGGAAAGACCTGTTCAACGTCGTAGCGTATGACCCTCCATATAAGTTGAACGGGAAGCCATCAGAGGCTGACATTAGATATGGAGTGGATGTGCGGGCAACATGGGAAGAGCGGTACGAGCTAATCGAACAGGGCATCGTTGGGTGCTCCGAAATCGTTGCTCCCGACGGTCGGTTGTTCCTCAAATGCATGGATCAGGTTTGTCTATTTGAAGTTCGGTGGCAGACCAAAGACTTCGCTAATTTCGCTGAAAAGCACGGATTTGTTCTCGAAGACCGACTCGACAGGTTACGCAAGCCTCGTGTACAACCTGTCAAGAACAAAGACGGCTCTAAGCGCACGCAGCGACACGCTCAGGCCAATTCAAGCTCACTTCTCATCTTGAAGAAGGTCGCATGACTCTCGGGATCACCACCATCGCCGAACTCAAAGAGATGGTCGATGACTACATGAAGTTCAACGAGTTCGTCATCGATGTTGAGACAAAGGGTGAGACAGAGGCTATGCAACTCGACCCGACTCGTAACGAGGTCTTCTGGATTTCGTTCGCAACATTCGGTCGAGCAGATGTCGTTGCTTGTGGGCATCCATTGGGGGAACGGATTGCCTTCCCTCCGGTCGATGACGAACATCGATTCAAGAAGAACGGTAAAGACTTCGAGGAGCGCAGAGTCAACCCCGAAACGGGAAAGATGAAATGGTTCCCGTACCCGCAAGAATTCACACCACCTCCGCAACAACTTTGGCTTGTTGAGGTAATCGACATCATTAAACCGTTGCTCTTCAGTGACCGGCGCAAGATCGGTCACAACGTGAAGTTCGATATGGAATCGCTTGCCAAATACTTCGGAGCTATGCCTCCTGGCCCGTTTGGCGACACGATGGTTGCAGCCAAGCTCGTCGATGAAAACCAAATGGGCTATGGGCTCAAAGACATGGTCAAGCGCGAGTTCAATTTTGAATACGACAAGATTGGGAAGTTCGTTGCTAAGGCTCCATATTCAGAGGCCTATCAGTATTCGTTTTACGACTCGAAGTACTGCTGGCTTTTGTGGAGACGTCTTGGTCCACGTCTTGTCAAAGAGAACTTGTGGGAACTCTTCGAGCTAGAAATGGATTTGGTTCCCGGCATTGTGGACATGGAATTGACGGGGATTGCTATTGATCAAAAAGCACTTTCGTCATTAGACAACGAATTCCATTTCGATCTTGCCAAACTGCAACTCGAACTCAGTGAAGCTGCGGGCTTTGAGATCAACATGAACGCCGGTCGCCAAAAGGCGGAACTGATTTACGACATTCTCGAAATCCCATGCCCTAAATGTGGCAAGCGAGTTTCGAAGACTCCCGATTTGGATTTGCATCCGAGCGGCGACGGTCCCGACAATTGCAACATCTATACCAAGAGTGGCGAACGCACGACGGCAGCGAACACGCTCGAAGAGATGGACGATCCGCTAATCGAAAAGATGCTCGATTACGCAAAGCTCGCAAAGCTCACACAGGCGTTCACGACAGGGATCACCGAAAAGCTGAACGAGGGAAGGATTCACGCCGACTTCGATCAGTCCGGCGCTCGCTCCGGCCGGTTCTCGTGTCGTAACCCCAACTTGCAGCAAATTCCATCTCGCTCCGAGCGAGGCAAGCGTGTGCGAGAACTGTTTGTGGCGAGCCCCGGCAACGTTCTAATCGTGTCAGACCTTTCGCAAATCGAACTGCGAATGCTGGCGCACTACACCCAAGACAAAGGGTTGCTCTCGTGTTATCACCAGAACCTGGATTTGCACGCTCAGACGGCGGCAATCGCCTATGGCGAGAAGTTCACGCCAATCGACCGCACCTACGCCAAGAACGTGAATTTCTCCATCGTCTACGGCGCTGGGGCTCGAACGATTACACGCAAATATCATCTACCTAATCAGCGGGTCGCCGAGAAGCTTTTGGCGGCGTTCTATGACGCCTACCCACGAGTCCAGCCGTGGAAGGAAGAGATTTGGGACGAGGCCTGTCGGCGCTTTCGTAAAGGAAGGGTCCCGCCATACGTCACGACGATCCTGGGGCGCAAGAGACGGCTTCCTGCGCTCCTGTGGGGCGGTACGAAGGAGAAGAACCGCCTGCGCTCGGCAGCGGAGCGTCAGGCCATTTCCGTGACCATTTCGGGCTCGGCGGCAGACCTGTTCAAAACCATTGTGATCGACGCCAACAACGTATTTGAAGATTTCGGCTGGGGGCATTGTCTAATGCTCGTGCACGATGAGATTGTGGCCGAGGTCCCTGAGAAGTACGCTGAAGATGGCCTCATTGTGATCAAAGAGGTCATGGAGAACGTAAGGAACCCGTTCACCGATGAGAAGTTCTTGTCGGTGCCAATCGTCGCAGATACGCACCTCGTGACACGATGGAGTGATGCCAAATGAGTTGGTGGGACAAGGTCGGCGGTGATCGCCCAAACGAAGCTCCACGGCGGGCTCCATTCGACCCGAGCATTATGCCTCGGGGAATGGGTCAAGACCACGGACGAGCAATCGATCATTACATGGGTCGCGAGCAACCCCAAGACCCGTATGAGGATCAGCGTTACCAACAGCAGCGGCAGCAAATGCCGACAGATGGGTCGCTCCCCCCGCTACCAGGCCCGCCTACCATCTTCGACAGGCGGGCGATGGTGCAAAGCGACATACGGAAGACCGAGGCTCCCGACGTAGGCGTGTGCCCCTCGTGCGGGTCTCCGCGATGGATGGTTCCGTTGAATCAGACCGTGCAAGGCGAAAAAGGTCAAGGAAGGCCTCGGGCCTATTGTTCCGATTGCGGACATACCGAAAACCGAGTTGACCAAGGCTCTCTCATCTTTGATGGGACGCAAGGTGCAATCGTCGGTTCCACGATGGGAGCAAAGCTCATCGGAAGACCTCACGACACGCGACAAGGTG